GCTCGCCACAGTTAGCTATGCAAGGCCACGTCGGTACCAGATTTGGTAGTGTCGTATTTTGAGAAATCTTTTTTGGCTCCAACTTTTTCAGGGTTTCGCGTTTGTTCTTGAGGGTTTCGTTGGCCTGCTCCAGTTTGTCCATTTTTGCTCCCTTCTTCTTCCCAACAACTATTATTTATCCAAGTTTGAAAGTTTTTCCAAGATGGTCTGAATTCACCATTTGCATCTTGTCGCCATTTTATTTGCTGTTCAATGGCAGGTTTTAATAAAGGTAAAAACCCTCGCCAATTCTTGTGTTTTTTTATGAAGTTTCCAAATTCTGTCTGGCATTTTCGCTTTGTTCCTGGAAATAATTTCCTGGCTTCATCGAAAACTAATATATATTTATCTTTAATTTCACTTCCCTTAACTTCCCTTAACTTATCTTTACTTAAGCCGGAGTCCTCCGGGAGTCCTCCCGGAGTAAGACTGGACCTCTCCGGCGGAGGTATCTTTGAAGCCGATTCTCTATCCTCCCGAAGGTTTTGGAACTCACTAAACTTCTTAATCTCTAAGTATTGGTCACCATTATGTTTGTATAGAATAATTAGATCGTTTTCAGTCATATCTTTGAGATACAATTCTATCTTTGGGATAGTAAATGTTGCTATTCGGGGAACCACATATCCCCTTACTAAGTCGGGTTCCCCAGAAAATCTACCTTTTATGTCTACATGTGGCAATATCCAGGTATAAAGAAGCCTTGCGGAGTCTGTCTTGAGGTTGGCAAGTTTGCGGCTCATTGATATAGCTTTTTTTAACATTCTTCCCTCGGCCATTATCCTCTCCACCCCTTCCTCCGATTACACATTCGACACGCCAAAACAAGATTATCTATTATTGTTTTGCCTCCCCGAAACTCTGGGGTGATGTGGTCTATTTCAAATGCCACTTCTTTTTTGTTGATTATTTCAAACACTTTGTCTGGATAATGCCCTGGTTGGCCCTGTTTGCCGCAATATTGACAAATACCCTTGTCTCGTTCAAGGACTGCCCTTCGCATGTGGATTTTAATTAAAGATTTTTTATACCCCATTGTGTTGTCCAATAAAAAGGCCCAGCAAACCGGTTCTGCTAAGAATGAAACCACATGGAAATGGTACCGGTTGCTGGGGCATAAACGATTTAATACAATGTAATTCCATTCTTAGCATAATCCTACTCTACCACGCCCTGTTTCCATGTCAAGATAAAAATTTGATTTATTTTTTATTCCCTACAATATTATCAGACCTACAATTAGGGCATATTTTTGTTTCTTGTTCGTCTTGATCGCTTATAAACCATTTCCAGAGGCAGTTATAACAAAAACAAGGGTAAAAGATTATTTTTTTGGCTTCGATAAAGCACTTCTTTCTTTTTTATAATACTCACTTTGGCATTTCAAGCATATAAATCGGTCATTTTTGGGGCCAGCCTCACAAACAAAAAAAACTACATCCGCCTTGCCACAACAATAACATTTTGCTTTCTCTGGTAATGTCAAGACCTCAACTCCGCATCCGGCAACCCATAAAAATATTGGGAGTGAGCAGACATTAACCCACTCCCAGCAATGAAAAATGTATTCCTGCCGGAGTTATTGACCTGCCGACACTTCCGGCTCGTCGGCGGCCCCTGCCTTCAAGTCGCTTAGAATGTCACTCAGCGGCTTCTCAAAGGTGGGCTGACCGTCGATTATTGATACAACCTCGTATGTTGCCATTATTCTATCACCTTATTTACCTATAATACTTTTGCGATATTCAACGCTGTCTCTTGCTTGCTTTGCTGGCTGGGCCTTGAAATGCTTCTCGATCTTCTTCCAATTTATCATCCATTTGCCACAAACCCAGTCTTTGCCTTTTATAAGTATGTTGTCTCTCGTAGAGGTCAGTTCCTTGTATTCAGCAATGGATGGTTCAAGCTCACCCATACGGTCTAATACCGCTTCAAGCTCCGTATTATCAATAAACTCAAGATTGCCTCCTGTACTGTATTCAGGGCAGCAGAAGGACAGGAAATGGCAACGAGGGCAAGTGTCGGGATCATTGATGCCCGGCGGCGGCGTTTCGGTTTCAATCGCCATATTGATTGTCTTTGCCTTTTCCAAAAGCGAGTCGCAATAGGCCATATCGAGCGGAAAACTGATTATCTTCATATCGTAGAGATTCGATTTATTGACCAGTAGGATATAACAGTTTTCGAGATTATGAGCTAATGCGTAAAGCATTAACTGACCTCTATATTTTCGAGTCCAAGGATAACGGCCAAGTGTTTCGTAATCACGGACTTGTAAGAATATGTTGGGGGACATTGTTTTAATATCAATCACACCAACAGTTGTCCATTCCCCATTTTCCTTGATCTGTAAAAATCCATCTATAGTGCCGCTTATCTGATATTCTTTCAGCAGATTATCATTCGTGCTTGTCTGCGATCCTACTATTCTAAATGCCGGAGTCGATAACTGCCCTACCTCTGAAACGATTCTTTCAATGACAGGCTCTAAGATGTTCCCAGTCTCGAAGATACCTTGCAAGCTATCTTCCGTTTCAGACACTTTGTCCCAATCGTGCCGCATAAAATACAGTTTGCGTAGGCAGGGATCATCCAAAGCACTGATTCTGTTTACGTGCTGTTGGTAAACTTTTTTGTTCCGTTTCAGAACAACCGCAATGCCTGTTTTAATATCAGGCGTTATCATTGTTGCCCTCCCTTGTCAAAATCGCCCCATAATTTATTGAGATTTCTGACCGCGATTTCGAGGCGTTGACCCTTAACAGCTTTGGCAGAGTCAAGACCATTGACAACCTTACTATCCTTTTTGCTGTAAAAAGATGTAATGGCTTGGCAGGAGGCTTTCGCAACCTCCATCGGGTCTGATGCTTCTGACATCTGCTCTATACTGTGCTTGCCCTTATCGTCAACGGCTACGCCGTAGCAAGCATTGGCTATTTCAATCAGAAGTTCGCCAAACTGTTTTCGCAAAACGGAATCATCCTGATTAGTACCGCCTTGAGTACCTTGACTGTAACTCACATTTGATGCTTTCTGGGGGCTTTCACCAGAACCTTTCATGATTTCATTAAAACGAGCAACCGGAATACCTCTTAGTCCCAGAAGTGCTTTAACACCGTTGCCGAGGAATATATGATACGCAGCGTTGCGTATATTATTTTCGTTTATATCCTCAAGCGGCCTCCACTCTTGATTTTTGAACCCGAGGAATTTATCACGCGTTCCATAAACGCCTTGGGCAAATATAACCCTGTTGCCCATCGACGCTTCGCCTTCGTAGATATAGCGATAAGCCTTACCGCTTCCGTCCGTGAACTCCTCTTTTTGGTGCTTGACATTAACAAACCTGATGTCGAAATGCCGAGATACTCTTTCGGCTGCAGCGGATTTGAGACACATTGTATCGCCGTGATTTATCCAATCCTCTGGATAAGTACAGTTCACAAGTAGCGTGTTAAGTGCCTTTGTCATTCTGCCCGCCAACGCAGCCTTCTTCTCCATAATAGCAAGCATGGTATCAGGATCACCCTCTTGCATTATTTTGACAATTTCCGTAGATGTGCTTTCAATTGGTTCTGGTTCAAATTCTGTCGATTGTTGTTGTGTTTCTGCCATGACATTTTCCTTTCTTTAAAAAAGCCAGAGAACCGGCTGCTACAATCAGGAATCACGAGGATTTGATATACCGGCTTCTGGCTCTGTTTGTGTAGATTTAATTGTGATTCCAACTGTAGCATAATATCAATAATAATCATCTTGCAAATATTGTCAAGAAGTTTCTTTGCCTATCAGTAAATTATTTTCAAATTGGCTATTAGACCGTTCTTGATTGCCTCTACTACCCTATCCGCAATGCCGTCGTCGTTAATAATCTGGTTGATCTGGGAATGGATGTCATCTTCAATTTCCTCGCGATGTTTTGTGTTCTCAACTCGTTTGCGTTCAATCTCAAGTAGGCGTGCTTGCTTTGCTTTTTCAGCGTTCTCTTTCGCCACCGCTTTTGCCCTTGCCTGTTTGCGGGCATTATCAGCGGCTTCTTCCGCGATCTTCTTCTCTCGCTCGGCGCGGTCAATAGCCTCTTGTTTGGCGTTCAATTCAGCTTCTTTAACGGCAAGGGCGGCCTCCTGCT